GTCTTTAAAATCTTCTTTTACTTTTATAAGGACCATATAATTTTTCGAATATCGATACGCTTGGGTATATCGGAATATCATCATAATTTCTTAAAAGTTTAGAGACAGTCACACTCTGTTTTCGTTCTTTCCAATAATCAACATACTCTTTCTTGTCATCATACAACCAGTAATTTCTTTGATAAATCAGTTTTATGTATTCTTTGTAATGTAATACTTTATTTTGGAATCCAACAAGCTCAAAATTCGTTATTGAAAGGAACAGTTGCCAAGTTAGCTGTAATGACGCAGTAAAACCATTAGACAGAAAAAACAAGATTTTAAAAATAAAATGATTTTTCCTTAGACTTTGCCCTAAGGTTCCTGCCTTAATCGTTTTCTCCCAAGTCTCGATAAATGCCGTATAAACCGCAACTCTCGTTAGATTACTTTCGTCTTTTATCGCAAAGTCATTTATCCTTCTCAATATATAAGTCATTCGAGAGTTCCTACAACCAGAATATTCAGGTCCAAACAATAACTTCTTCCAAATATCCTTAGTCTTAGTTTCTAAATTACCTTGTTTATCAGCGAATCTTTTTAAAAAAGACGAAGTTTGATCGCAATCAACCGCCGCATTTTTATCAGGCTCTATCGTATCGTCGACAGCTAAGTAGTTAAAATTTTTGAGCATCCACTCAGCTATTTTTTCTCGAACATCTTTTTCTATTAAAAAATTTGAATGTATACACACATCATCTCCTTGTATTTGTAATTCATAATCTGATCTAAACTTATTCGGCACGTGAGGACAGTTTTCAATAGTCGACGTCCAAAGCACCCAGTTAACCATAGAGTTAATGTGGGATGTCCATGCATGCCCTGAAGGCACGCCAGAACTAACAAGGAATGAATTACCATTATGTAATATAACTCTTTTAAGAACCAAAGTATCACAGAGAAATCTAAAATGATTACGGACAGCTTTACTTTTCACGAAACAGCTCGCATAAATATCAAAAGCTTTTATAATCATAGGTGATAATACGCTGGAATCCCACAATTTCCCATCAAATTCGTAACTATACTTAAATCTGACATCAAGCTCCAATCTGCGGTAATAACGTTGTCCTGTATCGGAGTGTCCTAACCATATTTCACTTTTGAAAACACCGTGTTTTTGCCAGTAGTCTTTAAGCAATTCTAACCAAGTACTTCCTATTATTAAATCACACATTTCAGGTATCCAAAGTGGACGAGATTCGCACGCTTCTCCAATGTCAACCTTTTGTATTTTCTCACGGCTGCCAACAGAGTAAGTACCTATCGTACCGCCAACTTGACCCTTGCTTATTTTCTCCCAATTATTCATAACATCGCTAACTGCAGAAAAGATTAAATTACTTTTTTGAATCCTTTTAACATTGCCCAGACGATTTCTGATCGTCCTTTCTGCAATTTTTCTAGTTATTAAACCAGGATGTGTGTCTGGGGTGATCTTCGCGTAGTAAACATCATCGATTTCTGCTGAACGAACTTCAGTGGGTAAATAGAGACGATGAAGATGTTTATTTATATTTAATAATTTTAAATTAAATTTTCCGCTGTAACCGGGATTAGGCTCAGAGAATTTAGATAAAGTTCGGAAACTGCCCACATATGAGGGTAATGCGCAAAAAAGTTTGTCAACAGATTCAAAACTTTCTTTAAT